CTCCCGCCCCCTGCACGGGAGAGGCTGCCCGGACGGCTAGGAACGTCAGCACGAACGCCAGAGCGGCGACAGGCGCAACGGCTAACAGTTTCACGGCGCACCCTCCACCGCGGAAAGAAGGTCATCCGCAAACACGAACCGTTTTCCGTCTTCGTTGGTCCAGTAGTGCAGCATCTCAATGCGCCGGATGCGCTTGCGTTCTTCGTTTCGCTCATCACGGAAGGCGTCACGCTCCGCCGTGACGCGGTTTAGCGTCTCAACCAACTCCGCAAGATCGTCACTCATGCGACGCTCCGGTTGCCTCGCGCGTCCCAGATGCCAGCGCCTTTCAGTGCCGCGTCCAGGTCGTCCTGAAACTGCGACGGTTTGCCGCCCCGGCGTTTCCAGATACGTCCTCGCTCGCGCTCATCCAACCCGCCGAAGATGCCTTCGGGAATGCCGACCGTAAGCGCGTACTCCGCGCACTGGTGATAGATCGGGCAGTGCATACAGAGCGCTTTAGCGGCATTGGCCGTGTCACTACCAGGCCACGCGAACCAGTCATCAGGGTTCGCGCCTTCGGCGCGGCACGGCGTAACGCATTCCGCGTTCACGGCTTACCCCCTGAGCGATGGCAGTAGCCACAGAACGGAACGCCGAAATCATCCACGCCTGTCTCAGTGCTGCCGCACGTCGCGCACGGGTCGCCCGGCTCCCAGCCCGTGACGTCCTCAAGCCTGTACAGCCTCGCCGCCGCAAGGTGGTCCGTGACCAACTGGTGATAGCTCATGCGAGGCTCAAGGCTCGCGGCGCAACGGCGTAGGTCACGCCGTTCACGTCGGCGGTGACGTGAATCTTGCTATGGCCAACCTTGGCAACGACGCCGGACGTTGCTCCGGCCTTGTGCAGCCAGCTCGTTGGCTCAACCGCTACGCGGTCGCCAGGCTGGAAGTCTGCAACGGTCATTGTGCTGGTCATGGCTAGGCTGCCTTCCGGTAGTTGGGATGCTCTGGGCCGTACTCGACGGTTGCAGCCTCGGCACGCTCGTTACCCTCGCGGATACGCTCAGCGTCAAAGACAATCGGCCGCACATCGGGCACGTAGCGATTGACGATTGCGTCTAACAGGTCTCGGAACAGCCCGCGCAGGCTCAACCGCGCGTAATCCTTCGGGTTCATAGTGACGCCCAAGCGTCGTAATCGCGGCCTTTGAGTCTCATCTCCGCGATGTAGTCACTATCGTCAGACAGTGCTTCACAGTCTGGGCAGTGGTAGGTATTGCTCCGCTCGTCGTACTCGAAGAACAGCGTAGGATTGCCGTATGGCTCGTCGTCCGGTGCGAAGCCACACGCGGAACACTCGATGCGCCGGCTCATCACAACCGCCCCGAGCGCAGGTGCTGCAAGCCACCCGTACCGCAGGCCGGATGACGGAACGTCTGCCGTGAGTCAGCGGCGAGGTATCCCAGGATTCTGTCGTGGTGATCCTTGCAGATCAGATGTACGACGGTGCCGCACTTCTGGCAGAGTCCCACCACGTAATACGTGGCAGCGTTGGTGTCCTCGATTGAGTCGCACGGTGGCTGTAGTTCTTCGACGGTTTCAGCGTCCAGCCAAGTGCGCGGCATGGCAGTTTCGGTGCTCATCGGGTCACCCACAATCGAACAAGACCGACAGTGATTAGCAGCAGTCCAGGTGCCAGCAGTAGCGCGCTCATGACGCCAGTTCTTCCAGTAGTTTCTTGACTGCCTCACTGGCTTTGCGCGCCAAGTAAGCTTGGCCTAGATCGGATTCCAGCCATGCTTGTGTGGAGTGGAAACGAGTTCCCGGGCCGGTAGTGCCAAAGCCAGCGTGTCGCGCGTTTGAGACAGCCAGATCGACGGCCTTATAGACGCGCTCAATCACAAGGTAAGGGCTCATGACTCGTCCAGGTCTGACAGCCAGTAGGCTCCAATTTCGTCCCAGTTGACGCGGTACTCACTGCCAACGTCTCGCACCATTGCGAGGATCGTTTCGATGGACAGCAGACCTTCGGACGGTTCGGTCAGCTCTTCCCAAAGGTCCTTGATCGCCTCACCAACTAGGCGCTGGTAGTGCAACGACTCCGGGTGTTCATCCTCCTGATATGTGCCGTCAGCTTCGCGCGCGATTGCGTCAGCGACGCGCTCGCGCGTCATCTCGTAAAGGCTCTGGTCGTTGGTCAGGTAGAGATTGAGGGCCCAGGTCTCTCGATTGGTCCACCCGTTGTAGGTCTCTTCGGTCATGGCTCAGTACCGCCTTTCGAGGCAGGCTCGCGCGACGGTTTGCGCGCGAGTTTCGTTGGTTCGTGGCCGGTAAACGCGGCCTCGGATGATCCGGTATGGCGTGTCAAGCATTGGAATCAGACCTCCCGGTAGATAGCCGTGCCGTGATTGGTGGTCCGTTCACGGGTGACGTGCAATGTGCGAGGGTCGTAGTTGGGCGCATAGCGCTCTTCCAGTGCGGTGCGAATGAGCCTGCGAGCTGTAGCGGCCTGAGTAGCCGGCGAGCCGTCCAGCGGCACGCTTGCGTGCCAAACGCCGAAGCCATCGGCCCACACCTTGACGTTGTGCTCGCTCATTGCTTGCCTGCCTCTCGTCGGGCTTGCTTGCGGTGTGAACAGACACTCGCACGGCGAGGCAAGCTTGTGAAGTACCAACGGCAGACCGTTACCGGATCGTTACCAAGCTAGGTCTTGCATCGGCCGATGACTGGTGATCGCTACATCGGTACGCTGACGTACCAACCGTCTGCGACTGCCTCTTGTGCGTAATCCATTACGCGCTTATTGACAATGATTCCCATTAGCAGACGACGATCACAGTCGTCAGCTCGCATATGGTCGTCAATCAAGGTCAGACATTCCGTTTGAGCTATGGCACCATCCAAACCATGACATTGCTGCACAAACTTTGCGCTCAAATCCTTGACACAAGCGCGCGATTCACCACGAGAGCGAGCGAAGCACGGCAAGCCGGCGCAACTTGACCCCAGGTTGTTAGTCCGCGCGACTTGATCTCTTGTACTAGCTACGCAGGAATCCGTGGTGACACGGGTGGTGGTGGTGACGCTGTTCCTGGGGGGGTGACTCACCGGGGGTGATGGCCGGCGCTTGAGGCGCGGCAAAATGCTCGTCCAGGAGTCCGAAAGCGGTAGCTCAGCAAGCTTGGTTCCTGAGGGAAACCTGAGTTACGATCCTTCCAGTGTCCCGATATGTCCGTTTCCAAACCCGCTATATAAGTGAGAGGCGAAAACGCCAGACGCAAAACGCACTATGCTTTTAGGGTTCTCGGTAGTTACCGAGAACGTAAGGCCAAAGGCCCTAAGCCTTTGGCCGAGACAGACTGTCGTCTGTCTCTTGTTCGGCTCTGAAGAGCCGAACGACGGGCAAGCCCCTTGAGGGCTTGCCCTTAACAGACTCCGGTTCAGTTTCGGCTTGAGGCCGAAACGTGCCCGGATAAGTCAACTGCCACTGACAGGGAAGCCGACAGGCTTCCCTACTTACGTTCGGCCCGACCAACCCCAGGGCCGAACACTTAAGACAAGGAAGCTTTTTGGCAACGAGCTTGGCGAGGCGAGGAACGGCAAAGGCCGTTCCGGTGCCTCAAGCCAAAGCGAAGGTCATCGAACTCGTCCAGCAGGGCTTCAAGGTCGAAGAGGCTTGCCGGGTCGTAGACCGCTCGACCGAGACGTACCGGGACTGGCGCAAGAACGACCCTGAGTTCAAGGCGGCAATCGACTCCATCCGGCAGGCCAAGTCCGAGGGCGAGGACGCCGGCCGTGAGGTTCCCGACTTCCCTGAGTTCTGCGAGAAGTGGCTACGGCAGCCTCTCTTCCCGCACACGCACCGCATCCACGACGTCATCGAGGGGCGAGCGCCCCGAGACTTGCACCAGTCGATGGAGTTCCGGCAGGGCTACTCGAACCGGGTCCTCATCAACATCCCGCCAGAGCACGCCAAGACGACCTCCTTCTCGGTCAACTACGTCGTCTGGCTGATCCACAAGAACCCGGACATCCGCGTCGTCATCATGTCCCAAGGCAAGACCCTGGCCCAGCGGATTCTCGGTGAGATCAAGTTCAAGCTCACCAGCCCGATCTACCGCGAGATGCACATGCGGTTCGCCCCGGAGGGCGGCTGGAAGGACCCGGACAACTCCTGGTCGCAGGACGCCATCTACGTCAAGGGCAAGGGCGGCGACAAGGACCCCACGGTTCAGGCGCTCGGGTTGGGCGGTCAGATTTACGGCACCCGTGCCGACCTCATCATCCTTGACGACACGATCACCACGAAGAACGCCCGTGAGATCGACAAGCAGATGATCCTGCTTGACCGCGAGATCGAGTCCCGGCTCCCGTCCGACCAGGAGGGCGGTGGCTTGCTCCTGGTGCTCGGCACGCGGGTAGCCCCGCAAGACCTTTACCGAGAGCTACAGGACGTTCTGGACGCCGACGACGAGCCGGTCTGGACCTACTTCCGAATGCCGGCCGTGCTGGACTACGGAGACGGGGACTCGGAGTCCTGGCTGACGCTCTGGCCCGAGAAGTGGAACGGCAAGTCCCTCGCCAGGCGCCGTCGTGGCTCTAGCTGGAACCTGGTCTACCAGCAGCTCAACATCGATGACGAGATGACGTTCCCGGCCGAAGCCGTGAACTGCTCGATCAACGGAGCACGCTTCCCCGGGCCGCTGACAGCGGACGGCGTTCATCACCGCAAGGGCGGCATGAACGGTCTCTACGTCGTCGGGGGACTGGACCCTGCCGCTACCGGCAACACCGCCATCGTCATCACGGCACTGGACCGGGACACCGAGAAGCGCTACGTGCTGGACGGCTGGAACCGCCCCAACGCTACCGCTGAAGAGATAATCAAGAAGATCAAGTATTTCACCGAGGTATACGGTCTTCACGAATGGGTCATCGAGAAGAACGCCGTTCAGCGGTTCATCGCCCAGCTCCCCGAGATCGTGGACTTCGTTCGCAGCCGGGGCTGCAAGATCACCGAGCACTACACCACGGCGAACAAGTTCGACGCCGACTGGGGCGTTCAGACGATGGCCCCACTCTTCGAGTCCTGCGGTCGTCCTGACGAGAAGAACAAGTTCGGGCGCTGGAAGCGCACGCCGGAGAAGGCTCTGATCGAGCTTCCCAGTCCCCGCCAGAACGATTGGGTCAACGACCTGATCCAGCAGTTGACCATCTGGCAGCCGGAGGGCATGGCCCAGAAGGCCAAGACCGACCTCGTTATGGCGCTTTGGTTCACCCACATTGCCATCAGCCGAATCATCAAGCGCGGTCAGCGCAAGACCACCCACCTGAAGAGCGCCTTCACCACACCGGCTGGACGCAAGCGCCAGACCGTCATCAACCTAGCCGAGCTTAGGCAAGCCAAGCGCGAAATGGAGCTAACTGCATGACGCTGCCGCTACCTAGCTTTGACAAGCGTGTCGTCCAGCACTACCGACGTCTTCAGTCGGCCAACGCCACCCGTGACCGCAACCATGAACTGATCCACGCCGTTCGGCGTGGGCACATCAAGCAACTCTTCCCCTCCGAGCTTGACTTCTCGATCACCTTCGACGGTTCGCCTATTGCGAACTTCGTTGACATCGTTGCTCACGACATGGCAGAAGGCATCGCCCCACTGCCTTCCCTGGCCTGTGTCTCCGGCCGGATGCAGACCGACGCCGACCAGAAGCGCGCGGAGCTGAAGAACTACATCGGGGACTACTACTGGCGCACGAGCCGGCTTGCCATTCAGATGCTCCGTGGCGCTGACCAGTATGTCACCTACGGCTTCGTCCCGCTGTTCATCGAGCCGGACGTCACGAACCAGCGTCCCTAAATCCACGTCGAGGACCCACGGCACAGTTACTACGAGCTGGACCGCTGCGGCAACACCCAGGTCTACGCGAAGCGCTGGCTGAAGCGCGTTGACGATCTCTGCGCCCAGTTCCCTGAGTACGCCGCCATCATCCGTGATCAGGGTGACGGCAAGCAGGCTCCTGGCGACTCGGAGCTTGAGCTTGTCCGCTGGGTTGACCCCACGTCGGTCACCCTGTTCCTGCCTCAGCGGCAGGGCCTGATCCTGACTGCCTACAACCACAAGATGCCTTGCGTCCCGGTGGTCATCGCGGAGCGACCGGGCGACACCGAGACGCCGCGCGGCCAGTTCGATGACGTGATCTGGGTTCAGGTCGCCAGAGCCATCATGTCCACGCTGGCACTCGAAGCAGCCAGCCTTGCAGTGCAGTCGCCCATCGCCGTGCCGGAAGGCATGGACGAATTCGCCGTTGGTCCGCACGCCATCCTTCAGTCCAACGACGCCAACCAGATTCACCGCGTACCGCTGGACCTCCCGG